CCTCCCAGGGCTGGCGTTGCGAGGCGCACCGGCAGCCGCGCTCGCGCCGGCGCGAAATTCACCGAGTTTCCACAGGACCGGGGCGGGATGCCCTTGCTAACTGTTACCCCGCTGGCCATGGCTCGTTAGGGCCGGTAAACAGCGCAAGTTGAAGGGTAGCGCGGGACGTTACATCCGGCGACCGGATTCATCACAACCGAAAGAAAAGTTTCCCCGCTTCGGCGGCGGGGGCTAAAGGCTGGCAGTTTCCTCCGTGGCTGCCAGCCTTTCTTTATGCCGACACGGAGGACACCACACGGAGGAGTGAGGCTCTTGAAAGCGACGGAGCGGTATCAAATTCTACCGGAGCTGTCGGCCGAAGAGTACGAAGCCCTAAAGGCCGACATCGCCCAGCGCGGCGTGCAGGTGCCGGTGGAGTACGACGAGGACGGCAACATCCTCGACGGCTACCACCGCGTGCGGGCGTGTCAGGAGCTAGGCATCACCGACTGGCCCAAGGTCGTGCGCCGAGGGCTCACCGAGGAGCAGAAGATCGAGCACGCGCTGGCGCTCAACCTGCACCGGCGGCATTTGACGCGGGAGCAGCGGCGCGAAGTGGTGGCAAAGCTCCGGGCGCAGGGATGGAGCTTCCCGCGAATTGCCCAGCAACTCGGTATAAGTGTGGGAACGGCATATGCGGACGCCCAGGTTTTCAAAACTGAAAACCTGCCGCCGATTATCACAGGCGCCGACGGCAAGCACTACCCGGCAACGAAGCCGACGCCTGTGGAGATAGGACAGAAGTACGAAGCGGAGGCCCCGGCACAGGCTACTCAGCCCGCCCCGGCCAAGGTTGAGGCTGATGAAACCCAAGAGGCCCCCGCGGAGGCATCTAAATTCGCTGTCGAAGAGCCGGAGCCTGCACCCGCAGCGCCGGTGTTTGTGGCGAAACCGCCAGCCCAGAAGCCGCACGTGGCCTACAACAGCGGCAACAACGAGTGGTACACGCCGCCCGAGTACATCGAGGCGGCCCGTGCCGTCATGGGCGGCATCGACTTGGATCCGGCGTCCTCGCCTTTGGCAAATGAAGTGGTGAAGGCCACGCTGTACTTCACGGCCGAGGATGATGGCCTGAAACAGCCATGGGCGGGCCGGGTTTGGATGAACCCGCCCTACTCGCAGCCGCTGATTCAGCAGTTCTGCGAGAAGCTGGTGGCGCATGTACGGGCCGGTGAGGTGCGGGAAGCCTGCGTGCTAGTGAACAACGCCACCGAAACGGCGTGGTTCCAACTGCTGGCGACGGTGGCGGCGGCCATCTGCTTCCCGCGGGGCCGCATCCGGTTCTGGTCGCCAGACGGCCAGGAAGGTGCGCCACTCCAGGGCCAGGCCGTGCTCTACATGGGGCCGCAGCCTGACAGGTTCGCGCAGGAGTTCCAGAAGTTTGGCTTCGTGGTGCGGCTATGAGGGATGCGGTTGCGTTTCGGGAGACGGCAGAGTTTCAGCGCGGTCGCACCGGCGAGCGGCTAGTCGCTGAACTGCTGCAGTCTCGCGGGTGGTTCGTAATCCCGAGCTACGACTACTCGGGCGAAGATGGAGATAAGCCGCCCCGTTTGCAAGGGCTGAGCGAGGCTTTTCCGGTGCCCGACCTTGACATCGCCAGGGACGGCCAGCGCCGTTGGGCCGAGGTGAAAACGAAGGCGGCGGCAACGTACACTCGGCTTACCGGGCGATTGGAGCACGGCATCCCTAAGCGACACTATTGGGCTTACAAACGGGTGCAGGAAATCACGGGCTGCGAAGTATGGCTGTTCATCTACGAGGAGCAGACAGGCGATGTTCTGTGCGCCCGGCTCGACGACTTGGACGCCGTGAAGCGGGAGTACAACGGCCAAAAGATGAGCCGCGGCGGGATGGTATTCTTTCCGAGAAGTACCTTTAAGGTGTTCGCGAATGTGAAGGAGGCTTCGTGAGTCAGACGAAAGGGGGTGCGCCCCGTGGCTGTACGAGGCAGAAAGCCGAAGCCAACACATCTGAAAGTCCTATCCGGCAACCCCGGCCGTCGCCCCTTGCCCGAAGCAGAACCCAAGCCGCAGCCGGTGGCGCCTCCCTGCCCGGACTGGCTGCCCGAAGAGGCGCGGGCTAAGTGGGACGAGCTGGCCCCCGAGTTGGAGCGCCTGGGGCTCTTGACCACCGTTGATGGTCCGGCTTTTGCAATGACCCTGCTTCACTACGCGCTGGCTGTCGAGGCTGCCCGGAAGATCCGAGAAGAGGGCATCACGACGGTTGACGAGCGGGGCCTGCCCCGCAAGCACCCGCTGCATCAGGTGCTTAGGGACCACAGCACTTCCTTTCGGGCGTACCTGGCCGAATTTGGCTTGACTCCGTCGGCCCGCGTGCGGCTGGCACTGCCGTCGCTGGAGGACGAGACCGACGAGTACGAGGAGTTCAGGCGCCGTGGCCAGGCGAAGGGCGGTTGACGATCCAGTCACCAAGTACGCCAGGGACGTCGTTGACGGCAAGATCATCGCCGGCCGCCTAGCCCGGTTAGCCTGTGAGCGGCACTTACGAGACCTCGAAACCGGCGAGGAACGAGGTCTCTTTTTTGATGTCGACGCGGCCCAACATGCGATTGACTTCTTTCGCTTCCTTCGCCATTCCAAGGGCGAGTGGGCGGGAGCGGTCGTCGAACTCCAGCCATGGCAGCAGTTTCGCATCGGCTCTGTTTTCGGGTGGATGCGGGAGACGGACACGGGCGAGGTCGTCCGGCGCTTCCGGACGGCCTACAACGAGGTGGCTCGCAAGAACGGCAAATCGACCGAGGCCGCTGGCATTGGGCTGTACATGCTCGACGCTGACGGTGAGCCGGGCGCCGAAGTGTACTCGGCTGCGCCTCTGGCCCTGGACACCCCAATCCTGACCACCCGTGGTTGGACCACGATGGGCGAATTGCGGGTAGGCGACAAGGTGTTCGCCGAAGATGGTAGGCCGACGACGGTTACGTACCTGTCGCCCATCGTGCTCAGGAAGACCTATCGGGTTCGCTTTGACGATGGCAGCGAACTGATCGCCACCGATAATCACCTGTGGACCGTCGAAAAGCGGTATACGCCTCGCAAGGGCGCGTCGCAGAAGTACAAGACCGTTACGGTTAGCACGGAGGAAATCGCCAGGAGCGTGACCTTTGGCGGCAGTCCGCGTTACCGGATCAAGGTGGCCGCCCCTCTCCAGTTTGACCCGAAGCCCTTGCCCATCGACCCATACGTCCTGGGCGTTTGGTTGGGCGACGGCCGCAGTAACAGAGGGTCTATCGCCATCGACAAAGGCGATCTAGAGATCATCCGTGAAATCGAGAGGAGGGGATACAAGTTTTCCCCTCACTACTCGTACAAGCGCAACCTCGTATACGGGACTATTCTTGGCATTCGCACAGCCCTGCGGCAAATGGGGCTGCTTGAGAACAAGCACATCCCGGACGTTTACAAGATGGCCAGCGTTGAGCAGCGCATGGACCTGCTCCGCGGGCTGATGGATACGGATGGGACCGTAACCAAGTCCGGCGAGTGCAGGTTCGTGTCAGTATGCGAGCGCCTAGCCAGGGATGTGCACGAACTTGTCCTTGGGCTAGGTTTCAAAGCGCACATTCGCTCGGCACCAACTAAAGGGCGCAGCGACGTCTGGATTGTTTCGTTCAAGGCGTACGACGACACACCGGTGTTCAATCTTTCCCGCAAGCGGGAGAGGCAGATCCAGCGCAACGGGTCGAGTACAAAGGCTCGGTATCGCTGGATCGTGGCAGTCGAGGAGGTTGAACCGAAGCCGGCGCGCTGCATCGCGGTGGATAGTCCGTCTCACCTGTTCTTGGCGGGCGACAGGCTCATAGCGACGCACAACACCAAACGCGACCAGGCGCGCATCGTTTTTTCNGAAGCCGTCAACATGGTCAGCCAGTCGCCGGCGNTGNGGAAGCACNTGAAGAAGCGCAANACNGACNTGTACTTCCCGGTGGCCTTTGGCAAGTTCGAGCCGCTGGCCAGTGAGTCCAATAGCCTGGACGGTCTAAACAGCCATTGCGTCATCATCGACGAACTGCATGCTATCAAGGACCGCAATCTATACGACGTCATGCGGCAGTCGATGACGGCCAGGACGCAACCGCTCCTGGCCATGATTACGACGGCCGGCTTCGTCCGGGAGTGCATCTACGACGACATCTACGACTACGCTTGCCGAGTGCTGGACGGCGTGGTCGATGACGAGCGGTTCTTGGCGTTCCTGTATGAGCTGGACGACAGGAGCGAGTGGGTCGACTTCAGGGCCTGGGAGAAGGCCAATCCGGGCCTTGGGACAATTAAGAGCTACGAAGAGTTGGCGGCCAACGTCGAGCGGGCGAAGAATGATAGCAATTTCTTGCCGACCGTGCTCACTAAGGACTTCAACGTCCGCGAGACCAGCGCCGGGACCTGGCTCACGTTCGAGGAGGCCAACAACGAGGCGACGTTCAGCCTGGACGAGCTGCGGGACACCTACGCCATCGGCGGCGTGGACCTGTCGGCCACTACGGACCTGACGGCGGCTGCCTTGCTGGTGATGAAGCCGGACGGGCAAATGTACGCCCTGGTGCAAGGGTTCATGCCGGCCGACACTATCGAGCAAAGGTCCAAAGAGGACAAGATCCCCTACGACCGCTGGGCCGAACGGGGACTCATCACGCCTTGCCCGGGCCACGCCGTCGACTACCGCTATGTGACGGACTGGTTCGCTAGGCTGCGAAATGACTACGACATCTCGGCCTACTGGGTTGGTTACGACAGCTGGAATTCGCCCGCCTGGGTCGAGGACATGGAAAACCGGCTTGGATACACCAGGAAGGAGAACCTGCTGCCGGTTATCATGGGCGCTAAGACGCTGTCGGCGCCTATGAAGTTGCTCAAGGCTGATCTGGCGGCCAAGCGGATCAACTACAACAACAACCCACTGCTCAAGTGGGCGCTCACGAACCTGGCCGTCGAGGTGGACAAGAACGAGAACATACGTCCCGTGAAGGGCCAGAACAAGCGCCAGCGCATCGACCCGGCGGTGGCCCTGATCATTGCCTATACGGTGCTCCAGCAAAAGCTTGAGGACTACAAGGCGCTCATCTAAGGAGGTGACCCGGTGGAACAGCGCAACTGGTTGCAACGGCTATTTGGACGCTTCTTTGGCCGCCGCGCCGGGCTCACCCAAGTGAAGGTCATGGCCGGCTACACGCCCATCTTCACTCCCTGGGGCGACCGGCCATATGAGGCGGACGTTGTCCGGGCCGCCGTCGATGCGATCGCCCGCAACGCGGCGAAGCTCAAAGCCAAACACATCCGCCGGGTCAACGGCGAGGTCATCCACGTCAAGAACAGCGACATCGAGCGGGTGNTGTCNCTCCGGCCCAACCCAAAGATGTCGGCCTANGACCTGCTTTACAAGCTGGTCACGACGCTGATGCTGGACAACAACGCCTGGGCCTACCCGGTCTGGGAGGGCGGGCGGTTGGTGGCCGTATANCCGGTNAACTGCGTGTCGGCGGAGCTGTTGGAGGACAGCNCCGGGACGCTNTACGTGAAGTTCTATNTTATGGAGGGCGGCNCGGTCGTGCTGCCCTACAGCGACGTTATCCACCTNCGNCGGCACTNNTACAACAANGACTTGCTNGGNAGCCCGAACCAGCCCATCAACGCCACGTTGTCAGCGATCCACACGACNAACGAAGGGCTNGCNCAGGCGGTCAAGACGAGCGCCGCGCTCCGGGGCATCCTCAAGTTCCAAGGGATGCTCAAGGAGAGCGACATCGAGGCCCAGCGCGAGCGGTTCGTCAAGGAGTACCTGACGGTGTCCAATAGCGGCGGGATTGCGGCCCTGGATGCCAAGGCGGAGTACATCCCGTTGAACACCGAGCCTAGGATGATCAACGCGGCCCAAATGAAAGAGCTGCGGGACGCCGTATTCCGGTACTTTGGTGTGAACGAAAACATCGTCATGGGCCGCTATACCGAAGACGAGTGGAATGCGTTCTATGAGTCCACCATCGAGCCGCTGGCCGTCCAGATGTCGCTGGAGTTCACAACCAAGCTGTTCAGTGACCGGGAGAACGGCCACGGAAACGAGATCGTGTTCGAGGCAAACCGGCTGCAGTATGCAAGCGTGAGAACGAAGCTGGAGCTCGTCC